CAAGATATTGAGTCTGCTAGAGAAAGAGGAATGCTACCGGGATACAGAGAGCGCCCACAAACAACCGAACTTGCTAAATGGGTGTCTAGTTTAGATAAAGAGAATTTGTCACCGGTAATGCTTGATTATTTGGCTAAAGGCTACGGCGGTGGCTTAACGATTGCTCTTACTAGTATGTTAAACCCCGTGCTTGCGCCTACTTCTGATGTGGCAGCACCTACTAAGATGCCAAGCCAATACCCAATAGTTGGTGGTTTCTTCCAACCTGTTGATGCAAATGGTGTCATTAACGCAGCTTACGAGACTGCTGAAAGAGCGCAAAAAGCATCCAAAACTTTTAATGAACTTGTTGTTAAAGGTAACAAAGACGAGGCACAGGCTTTCGCCCGTAAATATGCAAATGACTTATTGATTGAGGAAATTGCAGGGGCGTTTACAAGAGAGATGGGCGAATTAGCCGCTGTTGAACGAGCCGTCCGTGCAGACAAACGTATGAGTTCCGATGAGAAAGCAGAGAAGATTAAACAAATACGGGCTATCAGAATTAAGATGTCTGAGAACTTAAATAAAATTAGCGCACGCGAGTAAAACGCACACCGATCTTACCCTCAAACGTACCAAATTCTGCTTTACCAATAATGCCATGATGTAGGGCAGCTTTAAGCCCTACTTCTTTTACTTCTTGTAGCTTCAATGTAGGTACAAAAAAAGCCCCCTTAGCGGGGGTGTCAAGCCAAGGATAGTGCACTTTAATCTTCCGTAAGGTCATCGCTAGTTATTGGTCGAGTGATTTGCATGACGTTAACCCGCATGGTAGGACCACGAGTTTTGGCAAGCATGTCCTTACGAGGGTAGTTTATTTTGTAGTTGGGTAGCTTCTCAAGCCCCTCCTTAAAGTCTTTGTAGCCATAACTCATGGTTACGCAATGCGCTTTAAGTAGTTGCTCCTCGATATAGTAGTCAATGTGTCCGGGCGTAAAGCCTTTCTCAACACGCCCTGCAATATCCGTACGAGTCAATGACTCGTCAACTACATCTTTACCGCCTAGGCTAGCAATTAGTTCGCCCTTAGCGGTAGCCGTAACCATTACAAACTTACCAAAATACTCACGGGTATATGCGTTCAATACGTCTTCAGGGGTACGCTTACTGCCATGAATAATGCCACGAGCGCTATATACCATCAGGCGCAATACATCAATAATTGGACCCTTGGGGATGTCGATTAAGTTAGCGTGGTCTTTGCCAAGCAGTTGTAGCACGGTGACAATACAGGCATTACCCGCAGTCCAGTAGCGCTCATCTGCGTTGGCTTCAAACTCAACTTTCAAGCGTTCTTGGTTTTCTTTGACTAGTTTCTTAGCTACGTCATGGTTCTTTACCAACCAACGAATTAATTCCTGACCAATGACACCAAAGTTTTCTTTCAATAAGCCAAGGGTGGATTCTTCTTCGGGAGACCATTTCAGCTTCTTACTCAGTTGCAACTCAAGCAGACGGAACATTTCACCTTGAGACGCATGCTTACGAGCACCTGACAGGAAGTCCATAACGTGTGTATTGGACGAGAGCAGAACCAATAACTTCCATGTCGAGGTGTTAATGCGTTCCTCGTTGGTGCCCTGCTTCATCCTGTCTTTGCCCTTACCCTGCGTTAAATCAAGCAGGAACTCAGGCAACCACTCAAAGTCCTCACGGCTCTTACTAGTGGTCTCGTCAATAATAAACGGCAAACTGTTAAGTAAACCCTGTCTCTGTTGTGATGCAACAATAGATGTACTCTGTGTTACACGATAGCCTTCGGGGTGTCCAAAGAAACTAGCCGCTAACTCAAGTGACAACGACTTACCTGTGCCTGACTCAGACGAACCTAGGTGATATACACAGCCGTTGAACTTGGTAAAGTTCATGAGCAACGATGCCGGTCCAACCAAAGCCATTGCCAACACCTGCCACTCTTGGCGAGCAATTAGCATATTGAAGACCTTGCGCCAGTTGTCTAGAGTGCCGGTCGGTTTGGTCGAGTAGTTGATGTTATCAAGCGCAGGAGTGGGTACATACACTTCCCTGCCATCAGGATAAAACACATGGCTGTTGTATACAAACGACTTTTCATCCTGCCAACCGCAGTTATTCGGTACTTTAATAGCACGTTTATTAGCACTAACAAACTCCACGCAACCCCGCACGTATTCAAACAAGTTCTTGTCGTTACCTGAACCGTATGCTGCAATGATGTTTTGATTGGCTAGCGCTTTGACTGTCTCGTCTTTACTGACAATGGATTTCTGTGCAATCAGTACATCAATTACACCTTCCGGTCTACACGCCATGAGATGCACCAAGTGATCGCCGTTGCTATTAAGAATGTCAACCGCAAACAAGTCGTAAGGCAAAAGCATAATCTGCTTACGTGATTTCTTGCCGTCTTCGTCATCTAATAACCTATCCATGAAAATACCGCCATTAGCCCCATAGCTATACCCCTTGGGTGGGGTTGGGCGGGTAACTGTTTTTTGTAGTGCTTCTGGCGTGGAGTTTTCTGTCTCTATTACAACTTGTTTTGGAGCGTTATCAACCTTGATTTCCCGCCCCAAGGCTAGTGGGTTGGTAATTTTGCCTTTATGTGGGCACTTATCGCATACGCCTGGATTGGTCTCATCTAGTTTGATGCAGGCATAAGGACCTTTAATTGCTCGCCATTTGCTGTTGTGGCGATCTGCATCGTAAGGGTGTAACGCAGATAACACCAAGCCTTCTTCAACCCCGTCATCACAGAATTTAGCTATGCTGAGGATGCCTCGCCACAAGGGCTCCATGCCATCCTTACTAGCGTTCTCACGATAGTAGTTGATCTGCCCACATTTATTGCCAATAGTTTTAAAGTATGTAACGCTGTTTTCTATTAGCTTAACGCTATTGGCTGTTGGGGCGGCTTTGGGACGTTTTCCGGGGATCTGCAATGGCGGTACTGCTTCGTATGCCTCTTTGCCAATCGTTTCTTTAAGATGGGTTGCTAGGGTTTCAAAGTCAAAAATATCACCCTCTGCCTTAAGGATTACTTTGCGTGGTTTCTCTTGCTTATAGTTGTGCGTGTCAGGTACACGAAGCACCCTAGCCGCATCGCCTGTAACGGAAGCGTCGATATTAAAACCTAGCTTCTTGCACAGTCTCTTTAAGTTCTCTGCAACAGGTTTCCAAGTGGCAATATCTACTTCTTCAGCAAACGGGAAATATACATGCAACCCACCACCACTTGTTACCACCCAAGGCGAGCCTAGATCAGTCAAGTTAGTGTCGGTTAAGAACTTAGCTAGTGCATTAACAGCGTCTACTTTTTTCTCGTAGTCCTTGCCTGCTCCACAATCAATATCTAAGAACAAGCATTTCATTTTTACTGCGTGTTCAGCCTTGCGTTCGTTAGCCCCAAACGTAGCTAATGCAAAGAAAGCGTTGTAGCCTTTTGCATCAAACGCCATAGCGGCGTCGTACAACTCGTTTATGGAGTCAACGAATACATGCTCTCTTTTTGCTGTGCTTATTTCAACGGTGCAGTATTTACCCGAAGACGGTAGCACAGTCGCTAGGAATTCCTGCGACGTCATGTGAAACCTTTCGAGTTAATAAATGCCGTTGTTTATTTTGTTTTGTAGACGCTTAATTAGTTCAAGTTGCCACGTTTTAGGTAGTTCTTGTTTATGCGCAAGGCGACTAGCGTACTCAACTAATTCACGGTCTGTATAAGCTGTTGGTGTTACTGGGTGTTCGTTTAAGCTTTGTTGCATTTTCTCATCGCCTCTTCTGCTGTGTTGCTAGATTGTAGAATGTTCAACAAAGACTGAACCCGCATGCGGTAAGCAGGCGTTACATCCGTTCCGCTAAACCAGTTATACACAGTTTGTCTTGTTGCACCTGTAAATTTTGCTACGTGTATTACGGGAAAATCTAAATGCACCGCCCAACGACCAAGCTGATTGCCAAGCGTCTTCGGTGCCACTTTTATACTTTGTTTTATTGTGTCTGAATAAGCCATGTTGTTCTCGTTTGATGGGGGGCTAAGCCCCCCCTTTACTTACTAGTCATCCCACTCGTCAACAGTTGCGGCTAAGTTACTAGCTTTCTTCTGTGGGACTGCGCTTGCTTTTACCGCAGGCTTGCGCTTTTCAGGCTCATCTACATCATCATCTGTTTCTACTTCAACTGATGCAACTTTGGCTTTAGCAGTTGGCTTTGACCCTTCAAGTTGCAACGGCTTGTCGGTTGTTGTTTTTGCTACCGTCATGGTGACTGCTTGCTTAGCGCTTGCAGACTGACCCTTCTCGGCAACAATCTCAAACTCGTCGTCTTCTAACCAACGAACAGGTTGAAAGAACAACTTGGGTACTGCGGCTTTGGTATCAAAACGCAAGCGGGTTACAAGTGTCTCAGGGCTAATATTCTGAGCCGCAAGGTATCTTGCATAGGCTTGCAACGGACGCTTATCGCCTTCTTCTTTACCAAAAATTGACGTAGCGGCTAGGGTTAACTGCATTACATCACCACTAATGTCGTTGGCAAGAACTACTGCAAGACGCTGTGAGAAACGGCAAGCCTTGGACTCGCCCTGACCTGAACCCTTAACATTCATTGGGCATGAGGCACAATCACTAGCCTGCGGATTATCCGCCGTTGCATCAGGTTTATCACCATTAGCAGACCAACAATCAGGCGCTTTGGATACACCTTCTTCATACGTACCCTCATAATAGGTACGGCTGATTTTAGATGCCGCATTAACAATAACTACATCGAGATGACGATCGTCAATCGACGTAATCTCTTTACCATCTGCCATCAAACGGAATACACCGCCCTTGATAGAGATACGTTTTCCACCGCCACCTACTCCGCCACCTGCAAGGCTCTTGGCTAGTGTTGATAATTCGCCTTTGCGAGCAAAAGCGGGGGTTTGTGCAGGATTAAATTTGGCAATTTCGCCCATGGTACTTTCCTTCATTTAGTTGGTTTACGAACTGTTACTGCATACTCAGACATCGAGTTAAGCCCAGCAGGTACTACACCGGGGTTTTCTTCTAAAAACATAGACATGTTCTTCTGCGCTATGCGCTTCTCAAACAAATCTAATGCGTCGTGCTGTACAACAAACTGCTTGAATGAATCCCAGTCGTCTGTGTAGTAGCGCGTCTTCTGTGACAAGATGATGGTGCCTTCAACAGTTCTTACTGAGTTGGTACCAAGCGCCATCATCTGATCCTTCATAGCGTTTTTGATCTCATCTTGTTTTGCTTTAAGTTCTTCGATCTGACTTTCATATTCTTTTGTCAGTTCTTGAACCTTTGTATACATCTTACGATATACACGTGCTAGTTTATCTAGCGGTATTACTTCTTCGTTTGGCATTTATATGCTCCTTTGTATAATATTTTACAACTAAAAAGACAGGTGTTCAACCTGATATAGGGTTTTTCCTAGGAACTTATTTCCTCCCTATACAGGTTTAGCAAGAGATCATGCCCTTCAACACGTTTCTCTAGGCGATCAAACATCCGCTTTTCTATTTCACTACCTTGTAAGTGTATCACCGTTACGTTCGTAGAGGTTTGCCCAATACGATCTGCTCGTGCAATACACTGCAAGTACGTTTCTACAGACATAACTGGTCCGTAGAATATTACA